ATGGAGTATTCTTTGTGAACCATTGTGTGATATATTCTTTTGCTTCAATGCCTAGTTTCTTTTCTACTAGATCCTTTGTGGCAGATTCAGGAGTATCAATACCCAACAGTCTCACTCGTTCCTTTTTTGTGGTATTAAAACCAAGATCAATAAGAACATCGACCGTATCGCCGTCAACAATCTTTACGAGAGTAGAGGAGTACTCATACATTTTTTCGTTTTCTTTTCGGTGCATCGACGAATCCGTCTTGATTGTCGTCTCGTTCTTGATTCTTAATATAGAAGAAATAGAATGCTACTAGACCCACCAGCATCATATAAAATAGAATAGCATACCAATTAATTTTTGACATTGTAACCACAGTTCCTTTTTTCAAAGTAATGTCTGCTGATTCTTCCAATCGAACAGTTGCAGAATCCTTGATGACGAGAAAGGTATTAGGAGGCAATACCACTTTTGTGTTTTTGGGAAGTTGAACTTCTTTTCCGTTGACAGTGGTTGTAGTTGATTGCGATAGAGTTGCTTCTACAAGCGGTTTGTCTTCTGCTTCTGTTTGAACATGAGATCCTCGATCCAAAGTTCCTGACACTCCCGATGATACAGCAACTTCTGTATCATGTGTCAATACATTTGGAGTTTGATTAGTAAGACTCGGCATACTAATCGAGGGCGAGCAGCCAACACACAACATTACAAATAGGGGAATAATCAATCGCATAATATTCTTTCTATAGAGAAGTTATTTCTTGCTTGTCTTCTTTGCCTTCTTTGCCTTTGGTTTTCTCAACTTAATCTTTGTTTTGTGAGATTGCAAACGAGTAAGAAGTTCTGTGTTCTTGGATACAGAAGTATTGGGACCATATAATCTTCCACCAGCAGTCTTGATCCAATTCCATACTTTGATTGCTATTGATTTAATTTTTGTAATGATATTTTGCATTTGTGCCTTTATGATTTGTTAGATGCCGCTGCCGAACCAAAATAGAATCCTACGATTGAAAGAAGAATCTGACGATTCTCTGAAGTATAAAGATAACCATTCACAGTCTGAAATAGTTTTTCTGTGTTAGATGGAATCAATCCAAATAAAAATTCTGGAGATGTATGATCAACTTCCACAATGGTTGGAATTCCCCAAAACGGTAACACAAAAGGAGCAAGAATTGTTCCAAACAAAACAGCCAAAACAATGATTTGCCTTACACCTTTACCCGCATCAATTGGAACTCTTCTAGCCGCAGCACTCTGTGAGGCTTCGGCTTGTTTTTTAAATGTCATTGCACGCTGGAAGTTCTCTTGTGCATTCTTTCTGTTCTCTGCCATATGACGGAAGATAAATCCCGTGGCTGATCCTGCTATTAAAGTAATTAGTTCGGTGGGTATCATACCCATATTTATACTTTAGGCAATTTCCTCTTCATAATATTTAATTTCTTTTTCTTCACAACAACAGTAGGATCGGGAGGAATTCCTGCAATGGCACCTGATCCTGCTGTATTAGTAGGAGTGATTCCTTCTTCTTTGAATAAAAACTGCGAAAATGTTTTTGGTTTATGCTTCATTTTCTATTGTCCTTCTTAATAAGAGATACAATTTTGCGTCCATAGGAATGTCTTGTACAGAAACAAGATCTATCTGTTCATTATCTTCTATGTAGTTTAAATACAACAATATAGTTTTTAGAGCAGGATAAACTTCCTTTTCTAATTTATAGAACAGCATTCTAGATGCGGCACGAGAACCAAATACATTTGCCAATATAATGATATGATTCAATAATAATATTCCACGAACTTCTCCTGTTCGTGTGTATTTCTTTAAAAGGCGTTTTATATATTTTATTTTTGCCAAATCTTCTGTAAATTCTGACATGCCGACACACTCTGAATTTGTATAGTTGCCAATTGCATATATTAGGAAATTTTCCCGTGTTAGTAACTTAATTTCCATAATAAAAATTCAAAAGTTTATCTGCCTGGCATAGTCCGTTTTGCTCTTAATGCTTTAAAATCTTCTGCATCAAGTCGTTTGTTTTTATTTACATCCAACTTCTTTTGCTTTCCAATAAGAGTAGATTCAGAGTATCCTGTTTTTTCTTGCATCCGTTTTGCTCGTAATGCTTTAAAATCTTCTGCATCAAGTCGTTTGTTTTTATTTACATCCAACTTCTTCTGTTTTCCAATAAGAGTAGATTCAGAGTATCCCATTGCTTTTCTATTTCCTGCTAATCGCTTTACTCGCATTCCAAAAGCAGATCCTGTTCGCTTTAAATCTTTTGCATCTTCCTTGGTTTGCTTATCGTAAGTAGCAATTCCCATAGCATCTTGCTTCTTCTTGTCTCCTCTGCGCCGTGCACGACCGTGTGAATATCGCATTCTGTAGAGTTTAGCCTGTCCTGCTTCATCGACTTGCTCGACATCTTCTTTACGAAGATAGCGATCTTCTGGTTTAACTTTTTTAGGATCATTCATTTGAGCACCTAATAGTCCTGACCATCGTTGACCACGGAGGAGTCCGCTTTTAGGTAGTCCGGTTCCAGGATGTTTTTTTGTTCGCTTAGCACCAGCCCCACCTGGTCGTTGTTTTGTATCATCAAATGGAATAGTTCCTTTATCCGTTGGAAGTCCTGTAAGATTTAACATTCTTTTCTTTTTGACCTCATCAATCTGTTCTACTTCTTCTTTCACAGAATTTTTGGCTGCTGTTCGCTTGCGATCTTCTAATCTTGCTCTCAAGATTTGGTTTGGCATATCCTTTTCATAAAACTTCTGTGCCGCTCGATAGTCCATAGTCTTTTCTGCGTCGAGTTGCTTACGAGTCGCACCACGACTCGGAGTGGTTTCTTCTTTCACAGAATCAACAGCATCAGTAGTTTGCAATTCATCTGATGCATATAATTTAGCAGAAACAACATATAAAGAATCAGCATCTAAATCAACAGTAACCACCATTGATAATTCTTTAAATCCATCTGGATTATTTGCTTTGCCGTCAAATCTAACTTGACCAGTCATTGCATCATAACCATCCACACGACCAAAACGAGTTACAGGAACAACAAATGATCCAACTCCCTGATCCCAATTTCGGAATATATTAAAATCAAAATCTAACATCACGATATTAAGACGACAACGAATTTTATTGAATGCTTCCATTGGATCAACACTACTTGTTTTTGAAATAACAGATAACATAGCATTGATGTTTGCCATTACCTTTGGATAGTCGATTCGATGAGTACCAAAGTCAGTATGAGCAGAAGTATTTGGTTGCCCCATAATGACTTCAGAGTATTCTGATTCAGTTAATTCGGAACGAAATGATTTAAATTTTTTATTTTCTTTCATGTGTTTGCCCTTCTAGTTGCTCTGTTTTTTCTGTTCTGTCTTGCTCTCGATTGTGATTCAGATGTTTTTGGTAGAGTTGATGATGTTTCTGCCGGTACTTCTACTTGTTTTTGCGTATTGTATTTTCTATGAATTTCTTGTGCAATGCTTCTTGCTTTATCGGAAACACCTTTTTGTGATTCTCCCTCGATCCATTCTTTCATTCCTGTTGCAAGAGCACGTTTCTTTCTTGTACGAAATTTAACTTTCTTTCCACCTAAACCATATAGATGTTGATTGTCATTTTTTTCATTATTATCTAAATCTTTCATCCAATTATTTAATGGTTTAGATAGATGTTTTTCCATTTCCTGTCTACGATTAGGAGTTTGTGCCATTTCTACAAAGTTATGACCAAGTTTTTTTAATGCCTTTTTCATTCCTTTTTTTCTATTTTTAATTTTTAGTCTGTCTTTATCACTTGATCCATAAGTCTTTCCCCATGACTCTAATTCTTTTGCATTATCACGAGCACGATATGTGTAATTATGAAGAGTTTCTCTATTTAACTCTTGAAGTTGATTTACATCATTCATAAATCCAAAGAATTTCTTTCCTTCTTGAATTGGTTTCCAATCTCCGCCATTTTCATTGTACCATTTTGTTGCCCATACTTCTATTAAATCTGAAGAACAATCAGACGATTTATTCTTTGCAATAGTTTTAGCCTGTGACCAAAGACCAGCATTTGATGGTTTGTTTGTTTCTCGCATCAAAGCATAATCGACATCTAAAAACAACTCGGATATAGATTCAGAATTAGAACAAGTAAATGATTCTTCAACTGTTTCTGTTCCTAATGTTCGTTTAAACGCATTAAACAAAACAGGATTTCCTGTAATCTTTTTCACCATTGAATCCAACATGCCAATCATCATCTCTCTATAGACACCAATGGCAGACATAGATTTAAGATTATTATGATTAGTAATTGCTCTTCTTGCTAACATAACATGTTTTTTCTGTACAAGACCAGAACGAAATAAAGTCTTTGCTCGTTCATCTTCAACACTTTCTGTTACCGCGGAACTGCTTTGGGTTTTAATTAAATTTTGTCTAACAATAGAATAAAGTGTTTTATTATTTAAAATACGATCCATTATATCAACAAGAATTTCTTGCATAAGCATTCTATTTGCACTACTAGTCATTGCTTTTTCTGGATTCTTAAAAACTGTAATTGCTCTTGCCATATTATTCTTGCTTACAAGACCTAATCTCAGCAAGGCAGTAAGTTTAGATGTAATGCCCGAAGATTCTCCAATTGGATAACTCATTTATTAACTCCTTTTTCTTATTTATACATCAGGAATTGCTTAGATTCCATCTTTTGATCAACCATCTATCGATTCTTTCGTCAATTTTGCACGGAGGAATAGGAAACTTTGTGCTATGTTTGGAAAATCCTCCTGTTTGTCCAGGAGTTTTTGGTCTTCTTTTGTATTTGTCTGATTCGGCCAAGCGCAGGGCGGCAGATTTAAATATTCCATCATAGTTTTCCGTGAGTCCCATTCCTTTTCTAAAATCTGCAAAGAACAATTCTCCGTCCCGTTTAGAAGCAGTACTAGGAAGTCCTTTAACGAATAGAGATTTTTTATTCTGTCTTACTGCTTCTCGTAATTTAGTTCCACTCATGCCTTCTACTCCTTTGGCATTTGGATCTCTTCTGATTCCTGCTTGAACAAAACTAATAGAATTTAAAGCAAGACCATCTTTATTCTTTGCACTCTTTATAAGTCTTTTGAATCCTGTGTACATAACTGCTCGATCTTCTCCGCCCATCATAACAACATCGGTGTATCCAACACTTGCAAGATATTCTAACATATTTACTGGATTGAGAATTTTTTTATCATTTATAAAGTTTGCTTTAGGAAAGAATCTCTTTAACCAATAGAATTTTTTAGATGTAGTCAAAGGATTCTTTTCAGAATCGTGTGATCTAGAACTAAACATTGCGTGATCGATTTTATGCTTTGCACCATATTGCTCTACAGTATTAATCAGTAGTTGGTGCCCCGAAGTAGGCGGCTGAAACCTTCCAAACGCAACCACGATTGCTTTGCGTAAACGGGTTTTTGAAACTTGTTTTGCCACTTCGATCACCTCCTCGATAGTATTCAGGACACCAACTTACCGATTAATGTTACGATTAAAATTACTTTTAGAAAATTCCAAACGGTCAACTAATTTAAGTGCCGAATTACTTAAACGATCTATTGCCACAAACCCTTCGGGAGCAGTTACTTTATATCCATTCCCTGATTTAACAAATGTTGAAACATCCGATTCTATTGCGCTTAACTTTGCTAACACAGATCGTTTTATATGAGTAAGACGACTATGTACTGTAAAGACTGCATTCATTTCATTTCTATTTTTTTCTACCCACGCAATTGCAGAAGATTGTGATTCTTTTATCTTCTTTCCTGCCTTCTCTCTCATCCATACTGCTAATTGAGTTGCATCAGGAGAAATATTTCCTAATCGTACAAGAGAATTTATATATTCCTTTGTAGATGCTTTCACTGCTGAATTTTTAGAAAGAGTATCCATAAATCTTCTAGAAGCAAGTGCTTGTCTCATACATCCTGCAATCGCTGCTTGAATCTGTGCTACTTCTCCTCGTGAGAACAACAAAGATCCATTCACACTACGCAGGGTGGCGTTATCAAACCATACTGCTTTTGTTTGTGAAAGACCAGTGAGAGAAGGATTAAAAACAGCAGTAAGATTTTGAATAGAATCTCCTGTATATGCCGTATGAAAAACAATTCCTACTTGTGCCACAGACATTTTTCTTGCAAGAGCAGATCCCACAGGAACTGCATATTTAATTGTATTTGGTTGAAAGGTAGTGTACTTTTCACCATCAATAGTTTCTGTGACAAGATCTCCTTTTGTGAAAAGCAAATCTCCTTGAAGAATTCCTGTTATTCCTAATGTTTTCAACCATCGAAGTGCCGAACGAAGTTTTTCATTTAATCCTGGGGCAGGATGGTTTAAGTCAATATCTGCATTTGTGAAATTAAGTTTTGGTGTTACATTGAAAACGCTTTTTGTTCCTACAAAGAACTTTCCAGATGCAGGATCAATGCCACATATAATCGCAGGACTTCCATCCCACTTAACAGTGATATCGTGTGAACTAGGAGCATTTCCACGAAGAGCAGACATAACTCCTCGTAAAGATTTAACCGCAGAACTAAATCCTGCATATCCCGAATTAATAATTTCGTCTTCTAGGTGTTCTAGGTGAGTGTTCTTTCCCTTTTTGGTTTCAAGGGACTCATTTAAATATTCAATAAATTGGTACATCAGTACCTTATTTAGTAACAGAAAATTCCTGATCTGCTCGCCATATTGCAATTGCTTCAACTAAATCTGCAACGTGTTCTCGTGGGTTGGTTTGAAATACTTGACATTCTCCTGTTTCCACTCCAATTATAATTGAAATATTGGGAACGGGTTGTCCTGTTCGTGCTTGCCACATAAGAGCATAAGCAGTTGCTTGAGTAAAATATTCAAGGATTCCGTCTTCTGATTTTGGTTTGGATGCAGATTTAAAGTCTATAACAGATAATTTTCCATCGTATTCTCCGATACAATCAGTTCGTCCTGCCAATCCAATTTGTTTAGACCATAAAGGAGCTTCTATGGATAGTATTTTTCCAATACGATCAATATCAGATTGCATTTGAAGAAACAGATCGGTATGACATACTCCTGCTTGCTCTTTCAATGTTTGTGGTGTAAGAGTATTAAGAAGATAAGACTCAATCATGGAGTGCATAGCAGTTCCACGAGACAAAACACGACGAGATTCTTCAGGATTTTTCTTTCTCCATCCAGCAAAGAATGAGCGCTTTTGCCATCCTGTCACAGAAGTTACCGAAGGAAATATGCCTTCAGGTGTTTCATATCGTCTTCCTGATGGACTGTCCAACACAGTAATTGATCCCGGTATCTTTATAAAATCATGATAAAAAGTTTTCATATATTACTCTGATGGATCTGGTGTTTCTTCCATTTCTTCCGTTTTTTCTTTTTCAATTTCTTTTAAAGTATTAAGAGGAGTTTGATTTCTTTCTTGCCATCTTTTTGCAGCTTGCCATTCTGGTTTTTGTGTTTGTTGTTGTTGCAACCATAACATATAATCTTTAATGTTTGTCATAATATTCTCCTTATTGTATGTATCTGATCAGTTTTGTTTTCTTTTAGAATTCTCCGCCGTCCATAATCATATCATCCACAGGTTCTATTAAAGCATTCGCAGTAGCTCCAAAAACACCTGTAGAAGTGACTATTCGACCTGTAACAATTAAATCCTCAGTTAAATATAGACTAGATCCACTAATAGGACCAGTAAATGTTGCACCATTTAGAAGATTTGTAGTAGAAGTAGATGCCGTTCCTTGTGTTGTACCATCAGGAAATATAATATAACTAGGATTATTTTGTTGTCCAAACAGAATTGATCCAGGAGTAATTAATAGTCCATCCTCTTCACTAAGTCTAAATGAATTATTTGCTGTTGTATCTGTTGCATTGGCATTGGTAAACTGTATTGCTCCTGCAGCTGCTTTGACTGTTGGCAGGAGTTTCGTGAATGTTGTTCCACTCGCATCAGTGTATATGATTGCATCAGACGTTATATCATTTATGGATAATACTGTAGGAACAACAGTATTCAGTTTATCAAGAGCAATTTTTTCTCTAATTTTCTGTAAATTGCGATTGATATATTCCATATAGGTATTTATAGTATATACCGATCAGCAATCTTTATCTTTTCGTTCTGAATAGTATATGCAGTCAGCAACTCATTGTTCGGTAGATATGAATAAATATCGAAACAGGCCGACTGTTTAGTGCCGAAAGTAGGTAATATTGAATCTTCATATAACTTGTAGCATCCTAA